CCCTGAATTCAATTTTCGCAATACGCGCCCTACGGGCGCTATGCGTCACTCGCTAGGATTTGGGCGCTCTTGCTCGTTGCACTCGCCGCGCCCAAATCCGTCGCTTCGCGGCTGATTCTGTGAACAAAAAATATATTTATAAGATCAGCCAGTGAGCGAAGGCGTTTGCGCAGCAAACCCGAGCGAACGTAGCGAAGCGACCGTAGGGAGCGCAGCATAAACCTCCTCTCGAAGACTTTTCAAATATAATTCGGAAACCCTCACGATTACAACATGCGAATATTTTGCCTTGCTGTTTTCATAATTTTCTACATTTCGCATTTCTGCTGTAAAACACGGAAGCGATTTAATCGCATCCAACACCCATTCATATATCAGTTCATGGTATTTGTTCGGGTTCTTAGATACTAATTTCGAAATAATAAGAGTTGATGTAGCAATTCTCGCACCTCCAATCCACCAACCAAACTCGTACATAAGGCCCAGTTTACCTTCGGTAATACCAACCCCTATTTGATAACAGAAATCGATTTCTCCTTTGAATGTATGATTGATATTCTGGAGGAGTTTATCTTTGAATATTTCAGCTTGTTGTTGCTCATATTCTTTATCCACGACAATTGATTTCCGTAACAAATTATCGAAATTTTTCATCATTTGAGATAATCGCTCCGGAGTTATTTTGGATTCTCCACTAACTATTGGTGGCGTAAGACCAGAAGGCGTTTTTTCAGAAGGGGCGGTATGTTTGGCGGATTCCATTGTGTGTTGTTCGACTCTAAAGAATCCGGATTCAATTTTCGCAATACGCGCCCTACGGGCTCTATGCGGCGCTCGCTAGGTTTTCCCTTCGGGAAAGACCGTCGCTTCGCGGCTGATACTGTGTGCAAAATCATTCAATAAGAGACATACATACAGCTTATCGCTTTACAAAAAATGCGTTTACGCGGGCATGTGCGCAGAGTTAACATGCTCAACCCATATTTCAAACGCGGGCATACATTCAAATTCGACAGCATCATCCACATCACACAATCCGCAATAATAATTTAACGATGAGAAATATTGTGTCAATTCTCGTATTGCGTTATCCGAATCTGGTTTAACAAATCCTATATATCGCAGATCTTCGTCATAAGGCAATTCATCATTTTCCTCCATTATCTTCATAATTTCTCTTCTTATTGTAAGCAAGTCGTCCGCAAATGATAATTGGAGTATCCAAGGACATATTCCAAACAAAAATCCAACGTCGAACCTTATCGCCTGCAAATTTTTATCTAGACAGAATGAGATTTGTGCGCTTCCATGATGTAGAGTGAATGCATATTCATTTGGTTTATGACTACGAGTATGACTACGAATATGGCTTAAATATTCGTAAATAGAATTATGAAGAGATAAGTCACAAATTTTGCATTTTGTGTGTGAATTCATGAAACCAAGTCTTGGATTCTTCAGAATGTGTATTCCACTGTTTGAAATAAATGCATTGATGTATTTGTCTAGACACTGCGATTGTATATCTTGTATATATTGCATATTTTACACCCTTTACAATATTACATCCCCTAAATTCAACTTTTCGTGATTCACACAAGACACTCGCTAGGGTTTGTACAGCAAAAAAAAAATATAATCTATCATCCTCTGCAGTATAATATACTACTAATTTGCCATCACAGATATTAATATATAGCAAAGGATGGCGGACATACAATTCGTGTTGGAAGGGGATATTAATTCCGGCCGGGGAGCGTTAGGTTTAACTAAGATCGCATCACTAACCGCGCCAAATACCGTATTATGGACTGCGTTTCCTACAAAACCATTTAGATATTACTTAAACCCTACGGCGATTAATAATAATGCGGTACTCCCACTGGTAACAGCGGACAATTCTATAATTACCGCGGCCAAACCCGGCCATTCAATAATTATATATAATACATCAGGTGTGGACAACCTGAATATTCTTAATAGTAGTTTAGTTTTAGTAGCCACACTCACTCCCGGATCTGTTTACACACTTTCTGCATCAGCACCGCCGGGCACTTGGATCGCCACAAATATTACTGGAGGTGCCACTGCATCTATTCCTTTGACGACCAAGGGAGATTTACTCACCCGGGATTCTACATCACTTATACGCTTACCTGTAGGCGCTGATGGTACAGTTTTAACTGCCGACTCGTCCACTAGCACCGGTTTGGACTGGAAACCGTCTTCAGGGAGTTCCGGCCGCATTGCATATCCACTTATGACTATGGAATATTCAGCAACCGCAACATCCTATACTACCATTGCTTATTTTCCCTGGAAAGATTCCTTATTTTCCGGATATACAAATGGAACAATTATATATTCCGCGGACATATCTACCCGCTTACTTGATGTCCTAATAAGAGATGAAACCAATGCAGTTGACCTTGGATCCGATTTGGCAGTTGCGGCGAGCGGTGTTAGATCGTTTTCAATAGTGAATCCAGCATCTGATGCTAGAGTTTCTCTGCAAATCAAAAAAGATATTTTTGGTGGGGTTAGTCCAATAATATTTGGCGTTGTTTTACAATTTGATCAGTAAATATAATCACATACGTGAGAATTGTACACAACGTGTGAGAATTGTACTATTTATTAAACAAATAGAAGAATGTCGTTGGTGGTGCCTAATCTTAACATTAATGGATACGTCGGAGGAAATCAGACAGGAACCGCAGCAGATTTTGGATTTCGTGACCCCGTAGTAGCAGCGTCTGATCAAAACGCAAACTGGACGGGGACAGCGACTGCCGCACTTGCCTCCGGTGTATTAACAATTAGCAATTTGACCGCGGGTACTACTGTCGGCCGACTTGATGCATACGGTAGTTTAGCCGTAAATGACCGTATTTTGCTAAAAGATATGGGAGCCGTCTTGAGCGGCACGGGTAAAACAGACGTTGCCAATGGTATTTGGGTCATTACAGGTGGTACTACAACAAGTATTGTTGCAAGCCGCGCAAATGATATGTATGCAGGTGCAGCCGGTACTATAGTTACATGGATTCAAAACGGCACCGTGAACGCCAACACTTCTTGGATGTGTAATACACCTACTGCAGTAATAGCAACGAACGCAATTACATTTGCACGATATGATGTTGTGGGCACACTCTCAACTGGAAGAGGTGGAACAGGCGTAACTTCATTCGGCGGCACGAATACAATCCTATATACAACAACAGCAAATACACTCACATCCATCGCAACAGCAAATAATGGTGTGTTAGTTACAAGTGGTGCCGGTGCTCCATCAATCGGCTCTACACTCCCTACTGCTGTTCAAAATAACATAGATCATAATGCGCTACTCAATCTTGCAGGCGCAAATGACGCACATACACAATATGCCAAACTAGCGGGCCGATCGGGCGGCCAAACCTTAGTTGGAGGTACTGGAAATGGCGATAACCTCACCTTGACTTCTACGAGTGGAACTCCCGGAGTTGTACAAGTTACAGATTTCTTCAGAAGTGATAATCTTGACACATTCACAAATACTGGCGCACTCACTATCGGCGGCACACGTGCTGGCTCCATCTCCGTTGCGGCCACTGGTGTAATTACAAGTGTTAATGGTGCTCTACGAACCCAACAGATCATTGATACCGTTTCTACAGGCACAACTGCACTCTTCGTCGGTCCTACACGAACTACACAAGTAGAATTGGGTGCCACAACTATACCTACTATATCTCGCGGCCGAATGCTTCTCACCAATGGAACTGGTGCGGGAACTGGTGTAGATACTGTTGCGGCTGGTGTGTTAAGCGTGGGAGAATTGACCGCAACGAGTATTCAAATGGGTGCATCGGGTAAACCCACACTTATAATGGATCAGTTGCGTGTTACAAGTGGAACGGGTACTAGCGCCGGCATTGATGCAAGAACGGCGGGAATCTTAGCTATCGGCGGCACAACGGCCACGCAAGTCCAGCTCGGATCATCAACGGCCCTTGTTACTGTAATGGGTAATTTGTTAGTTTCAGGAACTACAACCACTACTCGCAGCGAAGTTGTTAACATTGCTGATAGCACTCTCTTCTTAAATGATAATTATACAACTGTTGCTGCTCAAACAGGCGGACTTGTTGTTAACTATTTGCCAACATCTACAACAGATACAGTTGCGGCAGGTGGATTTACCAACGCAAGTAATAGCACAGTAGCTACAACAGGAGCGGCTACTTTCTCGGTTGGTGATGTTATTATGATTACCTCTGCAAACACATTAGCAAACAATGGATTATTTTGCGTTTTAACACACGCTGCCAACGTGCTTACTATCTATGGAACAGGCACACCACCTCCTGCCGTTGTTGATTTCGTGCAAAATACATTCACAACAGACGCCACTGTTGCAGGCGCTATTCGTAAAATAAATGTAAGTATCATGCGGGCTTCCACAGGTGGAGATTGGCAAATTGCTAAAGGTGCCAATTCTGGCAGTATTGTTTATAGTACTCTCGCAACAACTTCTAATAAATGGAGTTTTGAATTATTGTCAATTTCAGTGATTGTAAATATGGCGTCTACAGTAGCATATTTTCCATGGGACCATGCTAACATTTTTGGAAGTGGAGCATTTGGTCCTGTTGCAGTTACTGCTGGAACCAGAATGTCATTTTGGATGGATGCAAGCGCTTCTCCCGGCGCAACTACATTTACAGTCACACTGAGAAATGTCACTGCTTCACTTAACTTGGCGAGCGTCAACGTAAGTGGCGGAACTGCTGCTGGTATTTTCGGCAGCGCGCTCGCAAACATCCCCTCGGCAAACTCAACTATTGAATTGCAAGTAAGTGTTTCTGGCGCAGGACCATATGCCACAATGAAGGGTGTTATTATGACACTCAGCACTTAAAGATCAATACGTTGTTTATTTTTTGGACTAAAAATACAACATATTGTATATAATACAATTGCTATCTATAAGCCAAGTCTTATTTGCAATGTCGTTAAAATTTCCCGCTATCTCAACAGATTTAGTATTAACTAATAACAGCGACGCTACCAAGCAACTAATATTTAATACCAGTGGACATACTACCAACATCGCACTCACAGTTGCATCCGCACAATCTACAGCGCAAACACTGAATGTTCCAAATATAACCACAACCGATACAATGGTTGTGACTACACTCTTTCAATATCTTTCTAATAAATACCTCACCGCTAATACGGTATTGTTTGCCGATCAATCCGACAATTCTAAATATTTACAATTTTATACAAATAATAATACTACGGGTGCTGGGCTAGAAATACATACAAATCAAACAATATCGAGTTCTGTAAATTTTCCAAATATGACTGTTACTGACACAATTGCAGTAATTAATTTGGCTCAAACTCTTTCGAATAAATCCCTCGTTGATGCAAGCACATTCGTAATAGACAACGGAGATGCTACCAAACGTCTTACATTCAGTACTGGCGGGAATACTACAGGCATTACGCTTACGCTTGCGAGTTCTCAATCTACGGCACAAACACTGAATGTTCCAAATATAACCACAACCGATACAATGGTTGTGACTACGCTCTTTCAAAATCTTTCTAATAAATACCTTATTGCTGATACGGTATTGTTTGCCGATCAATCCGACAATTCTAAATATTTGCAATTTTATACAACTAATAATTCTACGGGTGCTGGGCTAGAAATAAACACAAATCAAACAGTATCAAGTTCACTGAGTATTCCGAATGTATCTGTTGCTGATACATTTGCGTTAATTAACCTCGCCCAAACTCTTTCGAATAAATCCCTTGTCGATGCAAGCACTTTTATCATCGATAATGGCGATGCTACTAAACGTCTTACATTCAGTACTGGCGGGAATACTACCGGCATTACGCTTACACTTGCATCCGCACAATCTACTGCACAAACATTAAATTTGCCGAATATAACGTCCACAGATACTGCGATTGTATCACTTCTGCCCCAAACTGCATACAAAAAAGTATTAATTGGCGGACAGGATGCATCTACTTATACCTTATATACTCCTACGGCATCCATCACGACCGGAAATATTACCGCGTGTGTGTTTTCTAATGTTGGCAATCTTGTATATGTGAGCGGTACGGCATCCAATAATATTCTTGTTTATAATGTTTATTCAGGTGCACTTGTCGCAACTTATACGCCATCACCAGCTGTAACTAATCCATATGGAATATGCATTGCATCGAGTGGGTTGTATGTTGTAACTGCCAACAAAAATACAAATAATGTTACTGTATTCACTACAGCTGGTGTAAATAATGGAAATTTGGCAGTTGGTACAAGTCCCCAATTCCCGTGTCCAAGTTTCGAGCCGGTTCCATATATTTATGTGCCGAATCCAGGCAGCAACAATGTCAGTGTAGTTGGCACTATAAACACAACCCCCTCACTCTTGGCCACTTTGTCTACATCTATAAGCAATCCACAAGCAGTCGCGCCAGCATATAATACTACTGAAATTTATATTGCAAACGGCACTGGTGGAAATGTGGTTTATTATAACGGGGCTGTTTATTTATCATCGCCAGCCACTACATTCGGTGGCACAATTTCAACAGGCGCTACCCTAACATATATAGTTGGAGATCCTCAACGCGACATAGTTTATGCATGCAGCGCCACACAAGTGTTTGTAATATCAACAACGAGTAAAACCATAACGAACACACTTACAATTGGCACGGGAAACAAGTTTATGGTCGTCAGCACGGATGATAAATGGCTATACATAACAGGCACGGCTGCTATCTATATGGTGAATTTATCAACACTTGCAACATCAACTATAATTCCTGCGACAATTCCTAACCCATCCACACTCATCTCTGCATGCATCGCACCAGATAATAAACTCTTATTCTTAGCTGGTTCCGGTGCATCAAGCCAGCTCACAGGTTATAATGTTCAAAAATCAATGTATAGCGCATATGCGACTGGACAAATGTCACAAACAACGAATACAATAAGTGGCACACGTGGAGTAAGATGGGGTCCACATATGTACGGTGGGGTTGTTGTTTTCGCTGACGGTACTACGGCCGACATATCTCCTGATAGCGAGGCTTCGTACAATTCTTTTGTAAGCAAAATATCACAATCCGTGTCCTCGCAAGCGTATACAATATATTACGGTGCGTCAATGACGGGACCTGCCGGCGCTGGTACTGTTGGAGAATCTTCCACATTAATAAAACCATACATCACTGACTCTCTCGATTTCACCAAAAAATTTTCATTTGATTTCATAAATGCTTCCACCGACACTGAAATAATAATTACTCCTTTGCAAACAAGTGCTGGACAATCGACATTGAATGTGCCAAACATATCGGGCACAGATACTTTGGTGACTATAGCAGCATCGCAAACACTCACTAATAAAACATTAACATCGCCGACCATAAACACGGCAACTATAAGTGGTGGGACTATTAACAATAACGTGATTGGCGGTACGACCCCCGTAGCAGGTTCATTTACGACTATTAACGCAACTACCCGCTTAAATGTAACCGCTACAACCAATCAGATTGCGACTGGAACAGGTGCAAATGTGTCTACATTAAATTTCCCGGCGAGTTCTGGTGCCATTACGCTCACATTTCCGAATACAGCCGATACAATGGTCGGCCGTGCGACGACTGATACTCTCACCAATAAAACACTCACACTTCCATTGCTCACAGAAAATGCAGGTGCCGCACCATCAGCTTCTTCTGCCGGATTTTTGAAGTTTTATGGTATATCATACGGAACCAACGCTGGACGTACAATGATGGCGCAAATAGACGTGAATAATCAACCGTATGAATTCCAACCATTCTTCGGACAAAAATCCATTGTGTTAGTATGTGCACCAAGCTCCACATCAACAACGTTCGCTACATATGGGACTCCTATGACGGCTCCAGTTGGAAATTTAACTAATCCTGGAACTGCAAGCACTAACAATGCAACTCAGTGCAGAAGGCTTTTGGTGCAAAATGCAGCTGCAGCAACTAATACTTCAATGTATTTCGCAGAATCAGCAACACCTACAGCGTTTGTATACACGGGAGGGTATGCAAACCCCGTTGGAGGATATACCCTCGTTTGCAAGTTCACATTTGCTACCACATCCATTAATTCAAATAATAGAATATTTGTTGGGATGACAGCAGCAATTCCTTCGGCAAGTGCGGAGCCATCAACAAATAATAATAGCATCGGGATTTATAAAAACACAACAGAGACTGTGTTTACTTTTATTGCCCGCGGAACATCAAGTTTAACGTCAGCCACAACTGTAGGAATAGGTGCTACTGGAGTATACGAACTTAGATTATTCCAGCCGGTAAATACGGGGGCTGTTTATTGCAGCGTACAGAGAAATGTGAATGGCACAATAACTCAATCACAAACCGTTTTAACTGGTGCCGCATATCCAACGTCTACTATGTTTCCGATAGCATGGACGAATACTGGAACAGAAGCCCCGACTGCAAATACGCGTGGGATTAATTTAATTTCGTTATACATTGAAACTGAAAATTAATTATCTATTTACACATAAATTGCATAGATAGCATATATACCTGCGTACACACCCACGATGCAGACCCCATTTGACGCAACTCTCGATGAAAAAATGATGAATAAGATTGATTCATACATGCAAGAACAAAAATATAGAGTCGCGAAACCATTTTATGATAGCATTGTGCCAATTCCGCCCTCAACATCAGATCAAAAAAAATGGGGGATTAATAGACAATCAATGAGAATGATTGTTAACATTCTCAGCGAAGATAATGCTGTTGATTTATATGTTATGTTTGTTAAGGCGTTGAATAATATTGAAACGAACGAAGCAGCCATGGCTGCGGCGGCAAAAGCGAATGCAGATGCGAAAGCAACGGATGCAACTAATACTGCAGCAGAAAATAATATTGTTCCAATGGAACAAATTCCAGCGGAACAACCACCGCCATCAGAAACTACTGCTTAATCATCGAATATTTGACTTTTGAACGGTTCCGGCGCTTTAAGCACATTTTGTCCTTCTCCAACAGCCGTAGGTAAATTTTGCCGAATCATATAACAAACTTTGTTGTATTCCCCGCGGAAATCATCCTCATCGCAAAATATTGTTGCGAGGTTAGTTAATATAAAGTTATTTTTTCTGAATTGTTCACGCAAGTGCCATTGATCAAAGAATACTTTGAATATTCCGACTATATGTTTAATTTCCGCGGCGGCTACCACTGCTAATTCGTGATCTTCTTGGCTTTTATCATCATATAACATCGAGTTTATAATATCACGCAATCGACAATATGCATCAACATATACTTCCATAGCCATATGTATATCTGACATTGGCCCCATTGATAATATCGAATGTAATATACCACCCGTTTCAGCCATTTTTTGATGATATATTAATATTTGCTGATCGGCATTCCTTATCTTAAATTGGAAATTCATATCGCTGAATTTGCATGCAAAAATACGTTATTTAATTAATGGCCTACAACACAAGGTCGCAAAATCAGCCTCGAAGGCGCAGGGGATCTTCGATCCCCGAGCCGAGAGGGGCGTAGCGGCGCCAGCCGCGTGACGCCAAAAAATTGAATTTTGCCTGGCTGGAGTTGATACTACTATCAGACTACCCATACCCCCTCTTAACTACCACAATATGCTAACCGTACTTACTATCGGAGGCCTTGTAGCTACTAACAAAATTATTGGTCCTTATGTTCAACAATTCGTGAATTGTGCTTCAACAAATGCACATTCTGTACTTGTTGACAATTGCGATATATATAAGAATGTTTCACTATCCATCGAATGGATTTGCGATAACCCAAAATGCGCATTTGCTCTCGCGGACCAAACCCCTAAGAGTTCATCCATTACATCATACGCTACTGCTTCCATTCTTGGATGCAATTGCCTCGGATGCGGAAAGGCGCTACAATATTCGTACAATGTTTCTCCCGTTACAAAGTACATTTGCATTGCCGGTCTATGCGACATTGATAGTGCTGCGGGCAACAAGGATACAATTCTTGCTTTGTTTGAACGACGACAACGACGTGACGTCAATAAGCCCTTCACCCCGAAGGAATTCGATGAGATTCTTGCTGCATCGCTTACTATTAACTCTTACTTGAAGAAAGCATTCGCTGCTTAAAACTATTTGTTTTTTCGCAATACGCTCCCTTCGGTCGCTATGCGGCACTCGCTTGGCCTTCCCTCCGGGAAGAGCCGTCGCTTCGTGTCTTATATTGCACGCAGATATTTTGCGTGTTATCGGCGCCTGGTTGGTGTATATGTCAGCCCATCATTAATCCCCGCCCTCGCCACTATCTTCTTAAATTCGTTATCATGTTTGCGCAAAGTTTCATCCGATTGCAAATGAATATAATCAAGCAGCTTTAATTTCTCATTATTGCCCTCGAAAACCATTTCTGTTATCTTATATATGTAATACGGATAATATGGCCGATTGCCGTCGGTATCCCCCTCGGCTTCTTTTACCAATTGCCTTAATTCCATTATAAGGGCGAATTTAGCTTGAAACTGTTTCATTTCATTTGGAGTGAGTTCCGGCGGGGATCTACCCGTAAAATGAAATATCAAATATGGACAATCATCATTATATTCCGTTAGATTGCATTTTTTGAGAACTCTACGCATTTTCTCTACATTTAGATCTGCGTGGCGCATGCCTTCCGCCGCTAATTCCCGTCGGATTATTATAGAGTGTTCTTCCGGTATGTGTTTTTTATTTTTTGCTTGAATGCGTTGACACCATGACTTAAAATGGCGTAAATAATCATAACTGCTGTGTTTTGATCTATTCCCGTCCCCACCTGATTGCACATCGTCAAGAGCAGTTCCATATATTGTCCTGACTCTACTACACTGTGTGCATATAATCTCGGACGTCGATGATCTAACTCTCATGGTACCTCCGCATTCACAAAGATCATCGTTTTCATCTGCGGACTTTACAACCCATACAGTTGATATTTTACTCGCGTCGGCTGATGATATTGTATTCATTATTCGTTTAGATATAATGTAAATTGGATCGGTAAGTGGGTTTATTACAGCGGTGTATGTGTTGCTACCAGTCGTCGCCACATTTACAATTTTCGATTTCACATACCTTTGCAGCAAAATATCAACACATTTCTTCGCACATAATAAGTATTTTTCGATGTTTTGTCCAAACCCAACGGCTTTAAGAATTTTAAAATACTCCCTAGTTAATGTTTCTTCTGTAATTACATTGCCGTCGAATGAATTGCTCAAAATCATTTGAATTTCAGGGTTTTGCGATGATTGTAGAGAATAATAGGCGCTGAGAACATGCAGCACACTCAAATTATATTGTTCCTTCAGATCGCTTATTTCCGTAGCAATTATGTTAATGTAAATAAATGCACGTGTAAACATGTCTTCGTAATTTATGCCCATTCCGTCAAATAATCTGCATAGACATGAAATTTGATCAAATATTGTTTCTAAATATTGCAATTTTTCCGTCATTTGAGCATTTATATTTTCTATTGTGTCCGTCATTTCTTCGGTGTATATCCAGCTTGCGTAATTTATTACACGCGACAACAAAAGTATAATTTATATGTCGCGAATTCTTAAATACATATCGCAATGAAAATCACATGGACGAAAATCATACTAAACAAACATCGTAGAATTATATTATTATTATTGCGAGCACAGCACATAACATTGCGCATAGCAAATATATACATAACAAATGACTGAACGTGATTTTGATATTACAAGCCTTCTAGATGATTTGAGGGCAAATCCAGATGCAATCATGGAATATTCTGAAGAAGAATTAAAGAAATTGCAAAATAAAATATTTGAACATGGAGTAATTAAATTGCCGCAAGAATCATATGCCGCCATATCCATTATCAACTGGCGTGATAATTATCTGCGAAAATTGCATTTTACTTCCCTTATTGGATATGTTTTCCGCCTGGTAAAAGAATTAGATGGAGATGCATTGCGCGAGAATTCCTCCTCTGCGTCATTAACAAAATCCGTCTCTGCATCTATTGTTGATTCTGTATTCGAATCGGCATTGCAATATAGGGACGAGGATAAAGGATATGGTGCAACTACTCTCGAATCTAATTTCAAGAAAGAAGCCGCGGCAAATGTCGAAAAAATGCTAGAACCATTCATTAAGGCTCAAGTAGAGGCATTCTTTCGCCGACATTTTGAATTTGATCCGGATAAACACGTTGAATCCGCATTTAAAGAGAATTTAAAGGATCCTGAACGTGTGAGTAAATATGCGGATATGAGGGCGGGAATGTCTACCGGCATGAATACTACCATGCCCACTGCGGCAATTGCTGATGACACCAGCAGTGTCCACGCGGCAAGTGTTGACGACAAAATTAAGCAACTTTACCAATCACTAACCGCGTCTGAAAGTCTTCTTGCATCCTCTGTGTCCGCTATCGAGAAGCATAAGAAATCAGAAGCGAGCAGAAATCAAGCAGTAAAAGAGCTTTCCCAAGCAAGCAGATATCTATCCATGGCTTTGAAAGGATTCGCTGATGCATATGGAAAGGGAGCTGATTTCCTCTCTGATGATATTAAGGCGGCGGTGGCTCTTGCAGAATTGCATTCTGAATCTTTGTTAGGAGGTGCTGACATGGCAGATGCAAGCAGCACAGTTGTAGACAATTTTAGCCATAATGATCTCAGTGGATTGCTGTCCAAGAAACATTCCGAGATAGAAGAAGAGGCGAGAAAATTATATTTCTTGGCGCCTAAATTGCTAGAAGAAATAAAAGGAGCATATGATTGGATTCCATCAACAAATGTATTCTATCATTGGGATCGTTATTTGTCCAACCACTATGAACAATTGAGGGAAGCCACTGGAATTCTTTATAACGAGAAGCCCGACATTGAATTCCAATTGCAATATTATGGTTCATTTGACACTCCAGATGCTGCAAAGGAATTCGAACGCAAATATGAATCGAACGTCATCACTTCTGTTTATACAATCCAAAACGGCGGTTGGACTATTCTTGGTCCATTCAAAGAGAATCGCAGCCGCATTGATTTCTATAACAAGAATACCGAGATAATTAAGCGAATGTTTGAACAAGCTGAATCTGATCAAGCACTCGGCAAAGACTTAATGCAAAAGAGAATTAAACGCGCAAAGAAGCAAAATATTCTCGATGCTGGTCCTGATGATCCTGGTTTGGCAAAATATAAGGCGGCCGTTACCACTATTGAAGCTCTTGGGGCCAAAGAAGGTCTTACACGCGAAGAGAAAGATGAACTCGCGAAAGCGTACCGGGAGAAGGAAATGGCTGAAGTTCCGGATGATGCAATTCAGGTAGATGTATTCGGCCCGGATGGAAAGGGTGGATTGAAGAAATCTCACTTTTATTCTCAAGCAGAAGCTCCTGAATTTATGGAACAAAACATTGCTGATCAACATGATCGTATGCGTGCTATTTCTCAGGGCGGCCTTTTAAGCAAACAACCCAAACAAAATGATGACGATAGTGGATCTCTTAAAGTACGCAAGCCTGCTGCGCCAAAGGAAAAGACGGTTACTAGCCGAGACGGGAAAGTAAGAACTATCGCTGAGCTTAAGAGCTCCCTTACACCGGCAAATCCAAATTAAACAATTCCATGCGGAATGACCCCATCTATTCTATGGGTAAAATTGAATTTTTTGTTCCTGCATTAATATTAGCAAATATGCTTGGCAGCGATATATCTCAAAGATTACTTGCCGCAATCGGCAAACCTTCACAAGCGGAGCAAAAGAAATTTGACGTTGCGAAGGAATTTTTACCCACATTCAAGTCTGCAATGTCAACATACATAAAAGATGTTATATTTGATAGAATGCAAAAAATTGGCAGTCCATGCATTGCGCTCGTAATTTCCCTACCATCATATTATGAAGATTCTATGCGACTTAGAATGATTCAACCATTAATTCCGGAAGGTTCGGTAACGATAACAAAAGATAATTATTTCGCCATCGAAAAATGGATGGAGGTTAATAAAGAATCAATATATGCAATGTGGAAAGAAATCACAAAGGACATCTTGGATGAAATTAATGATTCGATATTACTTTTGCGCCATGCTTCGTTGGGTGGGGTAAAGTTGGCAATTAAGGAAACACCGCCATTATATTTCGAAGTTCAAACCATTCGTGGCGATTGATCGGCCGATGCAAAAAATAAATTTA